AACTGTTCTATTATTTCATCTCTTTGCATTCTTTTAACTAATTGTTGTTCTAATTCCATTTTATCTTTCTCAAATGCTAACATAGTTAAACAAGTATGTAGTTTTGATTTTGTTACTTCATCTATTTTGCCTATCTCTCCTTTAGTAAGTCCGTATATACTGGAATACCAATTCCATTTCCTAGCAAATCCTTCAAGTTTTGTGGAATGTCCACTATGTCCTGAGTTTTCAAATAATTCAGGATATGTTTCAAGAGTTCGTTCTTTAAATCGCAAAAAAAACTAATGCTCCTAATACTACATCTAAAGGCATATTACTTAAATCATACTTTTCAGAGCTTACATAATCTTCAATTAAGTATTTACCTTTACGCTTATANACTACAGGTCTAAACAATACAGCCATTGCTGAATCCATTTGTTGCCAGTCTGTTAAATAAGTATCTAAGTCTACATACTCTCCAAACGTCATATCATCAAGCTTAGGTATAAAGCCAAACTCTTCATCTTCTAATCTAAACAAAGCTTTAAAATCAGGCTTCTGATTAAATAAGTTATCTAAGTGAGTTGTTATTTCTTCAATGTCTTTTACTTTCATTTGCATAATGTGTTGAAGTTCTGCATTGCAAAATATTTCAACCATTTTCTGCTGATAGAAAGTACCTATCTCATCTTGTTTATCTACTATCTTAATCCAACGTTGATACTGAGATAAAGTTATTTCACTTAAATTCTCAGGAACATTTAATTTAATCTTCATATATATAATGTAATTTTTTTAGCAAAGTGTTATATACAAATTTAAAAAACTTTATGCATAAAAAAAAAGCTACCTGTTAAAGTAGCTTCTAATTTAGTTGTTTAGTGTTTAGTTATTTTAAATTATAATCATTTGATAAAAAATCATAAGTACTAGAAAACATAGAGTTTTTATAGGTTGTTTGTTCATTGTGTTTCCAATACCCATCTTTTTGTGTTACTGTAAAATCTATATAAGTTCTATTATAACCTAATTCAATTTGTTTATTTACTTTTAAATAGTTTCCATTTTTTAATTCAAAAATCATAGTTGTAAGTTTTAGTTTTAAATACATTGCTAATATATAAATATATTTATAAACTACAAAACAATTAACACTTTTTTTTATATTTTTTTTACATCTTATCTTATCTTATTTTATCTTATCTTAATGCTTGAGCATTGGTTAAGCAGTGCTATAGCTTTGCTTGAGCTTTGCTCTATCTGTTGGAAGCTGTTTTTTGCTAATAAAGAAAATATTCGCCTGAATTAGGATTTTGCAATTGATAGCTTACTGCATAACGTAAAGCATCAAGACAATGATTCCAATTATCACAAGGTGTTTGACTCTTTTTTTCTAACCAACAATAGTTATTAAGTTCTTTAATTAACTCAACGCTATCTTCACTAATTACTAAATCATAGTCTTGTAATAAGCTAATGCCATAAGTAATTGAGCCTTGACCTTTGATTGCTGGTACTACTTTATTATCCCTGCTTAATTCGTTTATTAGCCTTGGTTCTGCACTATCACCTACTATTAAATTATCTCCTGCAAACTTTTTATTTAAAATACTTATTTCGCTTGTAGTAAGCTTTGTTTGATAGAAGCACTGCTGTACATAGATGACTTTATTATCTTTGTCTATGCTTGTTTTAATTAACGTGCTAGGGTCGTTACTGAAACCGTAATCTTGACCGAATACAATCTTACCTACTTGCTTAAATTCTCCTACAGTCCAATTATTATATATAACACCCTCAGCTTTGTCTAACCAGCTTCCAAGTATTGTATGCTTGTATCTATTAGGACGCCTATCTTTCATTTGCTGTATTTGTTTAATATAACTTTCTGAAAGGTTTTCTATGTTGTCTAAGTAAGTAGTATGTATGTAAGTAGTGTCTTCTTTAGTTGTGTTGCTACCATCTTTAACTCCTCGAGCTTCAAAGAATCGTTGATAAATAAAGTTTTCTTTTGTTGTTGGATTAAGTATTAATATAACTCTATTGTCTTTATCCTTTTGCCTAATACTTAAATCTATCTTATCGAATATAGACTCATCTGTTAATTCTTCAGCTTCATCTACTACCCAAGTGGTAACGCCTTGCAATGATTTAAGATTTGCTGTTTGGTCTCCTGAACTTGTTTTAATACCTCTAAATAAAATCTTACTGCCTGTCTGCTTGTTTATAATCTCATCTTTAGTAATGTGAAAGTCTTGCTCTATCTTTTGTAATTCTAGCTTTTCTATAAACTCAGGAATAATTGAGATACTAGCCGCTCTAAGTGTATAACGAGTAAATAGTATCTTATGTCCTTGTTCGTATGTTAGAAGCGTTAATAGTGTGTTTATCGCAAATGATTTNCCNGAACCTCTACCACCAGTNACNATAAAGTACCTAGTATCGTTTTCTAATACTAGATATTTNTTGCTTAGCTTTAATTCCACTAATTAAATNTTTNAANTCNATNCTTCTTTTTTCATTNCTGTTAATATCAACTGTATCTTTTGCAGTACCATAAGCTGAATCCATTAAAGCCTTGTATGCATTAACATCTCCTTTAATAGCTTTTAACAGTATGCTTATTGTCATCTGTTGCTCATTAGTTAGCCATTCTTCTTTGCCTGTTAGTGGGTTGTCTGCTTTGCTAAGCATCTGTAAAACTTCTTTAACAATAGTGCTTCTATTTCTACTTCCTTTAGGTCTTCCATTAGGGTTTCCAGACTGTCCTTTTTTAAATGGTATTAAATCTTCTTTTGACATTTCTTCTGTTCTGTATCTGTTCTGTATTTATAAACCTCAACAATCAAAAAAAACAATGCTATTATATAACCTCTCATTGTATAAATATACTTGATATGATAATCACAATTAACAACAATGTAAACAGTATTGCAAGTGTTAATATTTCGTGGTTATCATCTTTCATACTTTGCTTTGTTGCTGTATATTGATGAACATTGAGCAACAGCTTGTTCTTTGCTTTTACCTTCCTTTATTACAATAGGTATGCACCTAATCATAAAGTCTTTTCTGCTTTCATTTACTTTTGGCTTTGGCATTGTCTTTTGTTTTATCCGCTACAGCTTTCACAGGTATTGTTATCAATATTGCATTGCCTTTTTGGTATTGGTTTCTTTTCTAATTCTTCTAGTAGTTTATCAAACTCTGTTTTTTTTGTTTTGCTTAAATATGTTAGTAGTTTCTTTTCTTTTAATTGTGTATCTTTATCCATTATAGTTATTAAATAATCTTTGACAATCTGCTATTAATTCTTTTACACAGCTTGAACAGTTGCTTAACTTTCTTTTAGTGTGTAGTACTCTATTACTTATTTCTATTAGTTTCTTCTGCTCATTTTCTGTTAGTCTATCTTTATGTGTCTTATAAAACTCTTTTAAGTAGTTATATTCTTCTTGCTTTAAGCATTCAGGCTTATGATAAGGAAACAACTTATTAAGAGCTTCTTTACGTTCTTCACAACCGCAGTCTTCACCAGCTATAAACTCAACTACTTTATCTATGCCTGTAGCTTTAGTTACTTTTGCAATAGTATCTCCTAACCCTTTAGACTTAGTAGCTTTCTTTTTAGTTGTTTTTTTCTTTACAGTTTTATTCTGTTTTTTAGTTCCTGTTTGCATTTCGCTATTGTTTTATGTACTGTTGCGTGACTTATGTTTGTTGCTTTGCTAAGCTTTCTAATACTTTGAAACTCTTTTCTATATAAGTTAAACAGCTTTCTATCAAACCAGTACATCTCTTTTAGTACTTCATCTACTTGCTTATCAATGTCTTGCTGTTGTTCTTCTACTTTGTCTGCTATTTGTTTATGTAAGTCTTTAAGTCTTATCTTGTTATTTTTGTTCTTGCTCTTTACTTGTATAAGTCTTTTAATAATTGTTTTAACAACGCCAAAATGTGGTTTGTTATTTACTATTAAATTCTCTATTAGTAAGTTACTGCTTGTTAACTCATCAAATACTTTAAGATACATATCTTGTACTATATCAATAGCTTTTAACTCAGAATTGGCATAGAGTAGCTTGTTTGCTATTTCTTCCCACTTCTTTTGATGTTCTGCTAAGATTTGTAGTACGTCATTATTAGACAAAGTAAAGTTTGTTGTTTATACAAATTTAATAGTTTTTAGTTACATTATTATAATCTAATTTTAAAAAACTTATATTACTTCTTATTGCATCACAAACCCTGTAGCCAGCACTTGTAAGTTTTCTTAGCTTATACACTTCAGGTACTTCTACATTAGCTATGTTAACAGCTCTTGATACACTAAGCTTTTCATTGTTTACTTTGTTGTAAACTATTTCTTCATAGTCTTGATGATACTTAGACTTAATACCTTCAATATAATACAAGTAGCTTGTTAAGTTCTTTAGCTGTTCGTTTAGCTTTACTCCATCACTAATGTTAGTATTATTATAATCTTCTATAATATCAGCTATTTTATTTAGTACTTCGTTCATATCTTAACTGCTCTAATTCTAATAATAATTGTACGAATGTTTCCAATTCACAGGCAACATAATCCTTTTCAAAGTTTTTCGTGAACACCACAAGCGGTTTTTTGTTATGTGAACCAATGCAATCATTAGCCGACTGCTCAAGAGCCTTCCAAATGTTAAGCTTTTCTTGGTTCTTACACTCCCAATTAAATTCACTTAGTATTCCTTGAGTTGCCATAATATCGCCTTTAATACTCAAGCCACCACTATTAGGAGTTCTACGAATTTCTGTTTCAAACTCTCTACTAAGATATTTAGCTACTTGTAATTCAAAACGTTTTCCTTTTTTTTGGCTATTCATCTTCTTTTGGTTTTAAAAATTCATCAATCCATTCTGATAACACTTCTTCATTAATACTTATATGCTCTTTTTCACAAGAGAATGTTTCCCAATCCCAAATAATTTTTTTTATTTCTTCCTTGCTCATCTTCTTTTGGTTTTAAATAATGTTTTAAACATCAACAATATAATTTCAGGATAATTTATACACCACCAAATAAAAATTTTAATCTTTTTCATCTTCTTTTAGTTTTAGTTTTTATTATATTGTTTTGCTTCTATGCTTAAATTAGTTATTAATACTTCTGATTGAAACTGCCAGTATTTATAAAATATAAATTTAGCTTCTAATCTGCTATCTATTTTATCTACTATCTTCATTCATACATTGTTTTACCTACTAACACACCTACAATAAACACACATATAAAAGCTATTGATATTGATGTAAAGTAAACTATCAAAATTCTTCTTTTAATTGTCCGTTTAACACCTCAACCTGTTTTGTTAGTTGGTTGATCTTAGCTTTTAATCTACCGTTTTCTGTAAACGCCTTTGTGTTTATGTTTCTTTGCTTTTTTAATTCTTTGCCTAAACTTTCAAAGTGTAACATAGCGTTATTTAGCGTTTTAAGGACTTCTAAGAGCGTTTCNTAGTTTTCCCTACGTCTACCATTCAAACCTTTTTTATCGGTGCTTAGAATTAATATTTCTAATTTATTCTTTATTGTTATGTAGTCTAGTAAATCCATAGTTAAAAATCTTCGTCTTTTTCAGTATCAAACCAATTTGTAGGTTTAATAATTTGTGTTTTTATCTCTGTTTGTTCTTCTCTAATTAGGTTTTTATGTCGTTTACTGTATTGGTTGCCCCTTAAATAATACGCATTTTTTATGACATTGTAAAACATTGTATACTTACCGTTGATGCTTACGCCCTTTGGTTTACTCTTAACGACCTTTATCTTAACTTCGTTCTTTTCGTAGGGTGTCCCGTGTTCGTCATTTAACCCGTAAGGTGGTCGCCAAACAATAATCATTAACAAACCTTTACGAAACCAAGCTTGTCCCCCCGCAATTTCTCTAGGTGTCGCCATAGGGAAAAAAGTTACATTGTCGGTTGTTATGGGTGCTTGATCTCTAACGTGTGTTATTACGCAATTGTGTCTATTTGTTTTCCTAGCGTTCTTCCTTACATCTCCTAGAATACGTTCTATATACAAAT